ATTAATTCCCTTTATTTACTATACTTTCAAAGAATTTCTCTAAACAATTACCAAACAATTAGCTAGAGTTATTATTTATATACATTATACTCTATCAAAAGATGATGGCTTTCGCCACTACCATCTTTGTAGAGCAATTCTATTGTTATCTCATAACCATTCTCCCCCAACGTCACATACATGTAACTGCCGGGGAGAACATTAGCATAGGGCACAAAACTACTCCATCTGTAATAGCTTCGGTCAGAAAGATCTATCTTCTTTCCTAACTCGAAGTTGTTTACTGTCAAATCGAAGCTAGTCTCTGTCTTTTCTCTATTACCCTTTTCAAAGGCATAACAAGAGAAGAAGGCAATACCGTCCTTAACATTGAACTCTGCCCATTTGCCATACACGTATGAAACGCCATCGCTGGTGAAGTCATAGCTGTAACTAGCTTTATTCTGCCAATCTTCTGCTGGTAGATAATCACTATCCCTCAACTTTCCTTCATACTCAACATCCAGTTTGTCCTTGTTATGACTACCGCTAGAATAGAGAAGATGAATAGCAACGCTTATACGATCTCCCTTTCTTGAAAGAATATAATAGCTGCCAGGCTCTATTTTAGAGCTTCCACCCTCATAGGAATAAGTCTGTCTGCCATCATTGAACGTTATGCTAGAATCATACTTATCGGTTGTTAAATCAACTTTCTCTCCATATATGTAGTTAACACAACTCAGATACAAACTCTTGCCTGGATGCTCAGAGTTCTCCAAAGCCAAGTTTACCCCAAAGTACTTATCGTTTGATGGAGCAGGTCTAACAGGATCCGTACACCAAGAATAACAAACGTCATACCTGGTATCATTCCAGGAAACAACATTTGTTTCCTCATCTGCATCATTCAGACTTTCCTTGCTGCATGAGCAAAGTAGGCATATAATGAGCATCAACATCAATTTAAAACCATTCTTCTTCATTTTCATTCATATTTAATGATTATACGCACGCCTAAAACCTTCCTTAATAGCCTCGGCAATTTCAAACTTATAGCCTTTTCCCTTGGCATTAATCTTCACCAGGTCATAGTGCCTATCAAATGGCAGATGATAAATCTTTTGGCCAGTATTATGATTCACATTACATTTGATGGCAGGAAACCTATCCATAGGCAATCGTCTTACCCTAATGCCTAGCAAATTGACGCATTTGATAGCTTCAGGAGACAAGTCACAAGTAATATAAAGCCAGGGTTCTACTTCCACACCTTTGATTTTATCTTCATTATCCAACTTCCATTGAACAAACGAGCCATATAATTGAAAAACTACATTTTCTCTTATTTGGCTACGTTCACTCCAATTTTTACATTGAACAATCAGAATCTTTCCTGTCCTTCGATGCGTAGCTATAATATCACGTCCACCATCCTCCAGTTTCTTATTTAAGCCTTCCTGAATAATGTCGTAATCTTCATTAAAAAGCTTGTAGGCACAATATATCTCGTAGTTGCGCCCTCTCTCCCAGTCTGACCATTTAGAACTATCAGAAATGTAGCGATCCACAGCCAACTGCTCTCTGCCTTGTTCTGTCATCTGAAAATATTCATTATCAGACAACCAGTTTCTAATATTACACCTCTTCTCTTCTTCATGCATATAATTGATATAAGCATCATCATCCTTAAATTTTCTCAATTCAGGATATATAGAAAGAAGATACTCAAACTTATATTGATATTTAAACAAAGAAGCAAGCTCCTCCACATTAGAATCAACATACATGTTCTTGTGTTCCAATGCATGAGCACGAAGATGGGCAACATAATCAAATGGATTCTTTGCATTAATCATCTGATCAAAATCATCTAATTTCTGCTCCAGATTCTCAATGTCAGATTTGGCGCATTCATACTTATAGTATAGTTCACTATAAATATATGCCTCCTCATCAAGCTCTTTATTTAGCTTAGCATTCAAATCCTGCAATTCATTTTTCTCGAAGTTCAAGCCATGGACAACAGTTTTCTGATTAGATAACTCTACAGTCTGCTTGTTAATCATTTTAAGCTTTGATTCAACATCTGATTCCAGTTGCCTTATCAAATCCACCTGCCTGGCATTCAGATCTGCCAATACCGATTTCTCCTTCTTAATCTTTTGCAATTCTTCTCCTTGCTGGGTAAAATCAGCCTTCCATCTTTCTATTTGATTTCGAAGCATATTAATAGTACTATTGAAGTATGTCATATCAGCAACAGGTTCATTCTTTTGGAATTTCCCCAGTAACAACACAACAATAACAACAACACATAGAACTACTATGATCAGCAATACACCATCCATTTCACTCAAATAGCTTTACTATCCTACATGTACCTGGCTTCTAGCTGAAAGCCCCTGAATCTCCCTCAGCACCTTATTTTCAGCCCTCAGAGCAATCACCTCCCGCTCCAGCTCATTCATGTCAACCACATTACTACTAGTCAAAGATGGAGTTTTCTTCTCAGAACTGAAAAATTCAGCTACATCAACACCAAGAACTTCGGCAAGATTCTCAACCGTGCTAACCTTCACATCAGCACCATTAAGAAGGTTATCCAGTGTAGTTCTGCTAACCTTCATCCTTGAAGCAATATCAATTTTGCTCAGTTTGTTGGACGTTATGATGTCCACTATTCTTTGCACATTCATATTAAAATCCTTTAAATGTTCAACAAAGTGGGTTAATTATTGCTAATAATACCCACTATATTATGCATATTTAAAAAGTTTATTGTACTTTTGCAGTGTAAAGTTAGTAAATAAATAAATAAGTACCAAATAAAATAGAAGAAAAATGAAGCAAAATAACAAAAAAGTTCCAGATGCTCCAGAAAGATACTTCGTTGGACCATTCCCGAAGCCCATTCCGGACATCACGAAAAGCTGCTCTTTTGCAGCCATGAATCAATGGGCTGGCATAAAGGAAAAGCTATTGGCAGAAGATCATGAGTATATCAATCTCTCCCACGTCTGGCATAAAACCAAAGATATGCCAGACTACATGGATGAACTCATAGTAGTTACTGGCAATGACTACAGTGACCCAAAAATTCTAGACTTGCAGTCTGAAACCATCAGCTACATTCATGAATGCATGGATAAGAGTGAAATCTGGAAAAGAGTCATTGATGAGCACCACATTTTCCACTGGGCATACTACTCATCCTTTGTACCTTTCCGTTTTTATAACTTTTAAAATATAACATTATGGCAAAAATAACTCACGTTAATTGGCATGCCGCAGAAGAAAAGTGTGGCAAGTTCCTTCAAAAGCATCAAGTATGCATTCTCCTGGGTATATCCGAGTCTGAATTAGACGAATACTACAAGAGTGGTCTTATTGCTACAGCGTTTGATGCTGAAAGAACAACCTTCGGCTTCCCTATTGCCGAAGTCAAATATTTCGCAGAGACACACCTCGGCATAAAGGACGGCTCCTACGAAGCAGGCAAGGAAGAAGCCAAGAACCAAGCCACCACCCAGCCTCCCATCGAAGACTTCTTCACCTCCACCTGCTCCACCATCACCCAGCGAATAGCCGATGCTCAGGCAATCGCAGAGAAAAATGGTAGCGAGTGTGCTCTATCCTATCTCATAGGATCCTTCGAAATCGCAAGTAGCAGCATCAAGAAATACATCCAAACCCAGCAGAAAGGAGGCAAATGATGATAGTCGAAAAGAAAAATGTAGAAGTAAGTATAGATGTTACCGTTGATGTAACGCCAGAAGATGTACTTAAGCAAATGACGGATGACGAGATAAAAAGCTACTATTTCAATAGATTTAAGCAAAATCTCGAAAAAGACCTTCTCTCAGAGAAGGAGATAAAAGATTGCCTGGTCACTATCTGTTTCAACAGATGCCCAAGAAATCTTGAACACGACAACGCAACAATCCGTAAGACCATCAACGAGATAATGGACCAAGTATTATATTAACACCAAAATAGAATAAAATGGCAAAAGAAAGAATACCCCTCAGATCACAGATCAGAGAACTGGAGCCAGGGAAATCAATCAGCTTTCCTATCCAGAGAATGCAGACGATAAAGACCACCTGCTACGATTTAGGCACCATCTACTGCCGCAAATTCAAGACCAAGCTCAATCGCCAGCAGGAGATCATCACAGTAACAAGAATCAAATAAAAACAATACAGTCATGAGCGCAACAGTACAAATACAGTTTGCCGACAAGATGCTATCCTTCGATACCTTCCTCTCAGCCATCAGAAACGTGGTAAAGGAAGAAATCTCCAAGGCATCAGGCAATCGCCCATTCATCACGCAGGCCAAGGCATACAAAGCCTACGGACGACAAAACGTACAGCGATGGGTAAGAGAAGGAAAAGTCAAGGTATTCGGACGAGGAAAAGACGGAAAGGTCACCCGCCACGAATTTAGAATCTCAGAGCTTGACGCATGCGCCAACAAGATTCAAGACTATCTTTCATAACAGAGTTCAAACACAGAGTTCAAACATCACAGCACATAAAATCCCTTCAAGCACATGAAAAAGTTCAAACTCATACTCTGCATCACCCTCTGGATCCTCATCCTCTGGGCATGCCTCCACAAGTTGGCCCAGGGCCTCCACGATGAAAATCTCATATCCCAGATGCCGCAGAGCACATACGATGAGATAGTAGATACCCTCACCATCCGCAACGGCTTCCACCCAAGCGAACATCAGGTAGTAACCTACTATTATGAGCGCATCAAAAAATAACCCGGCACATCGCAAGTGCATACCCTGCAAGCAGTCACGCCAATGCATCAACGGCAAGTACTGCCTAAAGCATAAGATGTACGTAGAACACATCGGCAAGTTGCCTTGCGAATAGAAGCCGCCCACATTATTATATATAAGAAGCAACATGGAATCAGAAATAACCAAAGCCCATCGCAAGGCACGCCAGCGAGAATACTACCGCAAACATCGTGATAAAATCCTCGCCCAGAGCCGCAAATACATCCAGGATCATCCCGAAAAGATAAAGGAATACCACAAGAATGCAGCCCGCAAGCGAGACAACGGCACAGGATATTACCAGCGGTACTACGCTCTCAACAAAGACAAACTCCTCGAATACGCAAAAAACTGGAGAAAACGGAACCCCGAAAAGGTGAAGGAATACCAGCAAAGGTACAACAGGAAGATGGCAGCAGAGAGACAGGAAAGAAGAGAAAGAGAAAGCCAAAACCAATCACAGCCAAACATCGCCAAGGCCAAATCCCTCTTCCGCAATCCAGCCCAGGCAGAACACCTGCAGTGGCTCCTCAATCACGCAGCCAGCAAGAAACAAGAAAGCATCCATCCAGATGCAGTAACATCATAAAACAACAAACATCAGGCAAGAGCAAGCTCCTCACGAGGCAGAATCAATTCAGTGTTTAACAAGCATTCAGCTATAACAGAAGGTGCGAAAAGGCGCACCCCATGTGGTTGTATGGTAACAACGCTTTTTATTATTAATCTGACCCCCCACGGAAAGACGTGAGCCTCCAGTGAAGCAAGCTCCAGCCCACAAACAGAAAGGAAGGTGTGATATGACATAAACCATTATCAACAATTAGTTAGAAGCGAAGATATGTTATGTATTAAATTATCCAAATCGGAATTTCAAAAGGATTTCCCACCGGGCGGGCAAACAGCCACGCCCGGTGATTTCCTCAAAGAAGAAAGAAAATACTATTATCCAAATAAATAAAGATGAAATCAGATGGCTACATATTGACCCCCGAACTGTTGCAGTGGAAATACTTCCACCGCCCGGTTGTCGTGCAGGTGCTCATCCATGTGCTCCTCGCCTCAACCCACAACGAGGCATCATCCGTAACCCTCTCCTATCGCGATCTCGCCCAGCAGCTCCACACCACCGTCAAGACCATCCGAGTGGCCATCGACACGCTCATAGCCGAGCACATCATCACAAAATGCTCAGCACCACGAGCCTCAACAATGGTGTACATCAACAGTTCACACCCCCTCTCCCATTGCATTATCCCATGGCAAAACGATGTAAGGGCACAAGATAGGGCACAGATAGGGGCACACTCCAGGGCACAGAGAAAACCACGGCAAACACCTGCAAGCCAGATAGTTCTAGTAGGTCAGCCACCCGACAAGGGCACAGATGGGGCACAGAGAAGGGCACAGCCAAGGGCACAGCAAAAACCAAGGGCACAAGCTACGGCACAGATAGGGGCACAGATTAACACTCCGCAAACCTCTATAAATCAAGAAGATGCAGAGCAATCAGCCACCACCAAGGGCACAAGTAAGGGCACAGGCAAGGGCACACTTGCGAGAAAAGGGAAGAAAGAAACGAAAGAAACGAAAGAAAACCTTTCCCCCGAACCCCCTATAAAAGAAAGAAAAGAAAGAAAAGAAAGAAGGCAAAAGAGTCCTCTCCCTCTCTCTCAAAAAAAAGAAAAAGAAAAAAAATCGGGACAGGACGAAAAGCAGATGGCAGAAGTCTTAAGACTCTTCAACCGAATATTCATCGGCACACCAGTCAAGACAGTCAGCAAGCTCACTCCCGAGCGCAAGCGCATGGTTGCCAAGTTCATTGCAGACTATTCCTTCGAGGATATAGAGCCATTGATGCGCAAGGCAAACGATTCAGATCTCTTGATGGGCAGAGAAGACGGAAGATGCTCAGTCTCGTTCAACTGGTTATTCACACCGGAAAAGTACGAGCAACTGCTAGAAGGCACCTTCGACAACCCAACCATCGAAGCCTCAGCAGGCAGAAAGTCATCAGCCAAGTCCCAAGCCGCCCAGTCCCAAGCCACCATGCCGCCACCTCCACCCCAGCCTCAGCATGAGGAAACAAGCGAAGAGATAGAGGCACGCCTGCAGCAGAAGGAAGAAGCCAAGCAAGCCAAGGAAAAGGCAGAAACCGAAGCCCTCCGCCAAAAGTACTACGACTGGATAGCAAAAGCAGCCGAAAATCCAGATGGCTCCATGGCCCGCATGGTCCGACAAGCCTACGATAACGGCACACTAGCCCAGCTAGGCATCGTCTGGAACCCAACAGTGGCAGAAGAAGAAAAATCGCTAGCCGACCTGGACGATCAGACACAAAGCTATCTCCAGTCCATCCTCAGCGATTGAACAGAGCAACAAGTAAAGTAACAAATTTAAAATTCATACGAATATGGACAGACAAAAATTAATCGACCGCATCTGCGGCAAAAAAACCGATTACACCAAGCCATCTTCCCCCAAGCAGAAGAAGATTCAGCGAGAAGGGCAGTTACAAATCGCCTGCGTAAAATGGTTCCGCATGCAGTACCCCGCATTCGCCACCCTCCTCTTCCATCCCAAGAACGAGGCAGAGTCCTACGGCAAGAAGATAGCCATCAATGCAGCAGCAGGCGTAGTACCGGGCGTTCCCGACCTCATCCTAGCCCTCCCATCAGCCAGAGAACAAGACATCGGAGATCTCAGCCCCCACAAGGCCTACTATCACGCCCTTGGCATAGAACTCAAATACGGCCACACCAATCAGCAGTCAGCCAAGCAGAAAGAGTTCCAGGCCTATTGGGAAGCAGCAGGCTACAAATACGTCCTCTGCCGCTCATTAGAGGAAGTGATGCAGCAAGTCACCACCTACATGCACCACGCCCCTCTATCCGCCAAGCAAGCCGTCAGCGTAGTCCACACCTCCGACCCCGCCACCGAGGCAAACATCAAGTTATTAAAGAAAATCATCAAAACCAAGAAGTAAGAAGCAAAATGAAAACAGAAGTAACATTCATCCTCTTCATGATTCTCATCTACGCCATAGTCCTCATCGCCTATCTGTGGATGAAAACAAGAAGCGAGAAGAAACGCTGCCAGAACTGCGCATTCTTCACCCTCAGAAAAGAGTCCAAGTCAGTAGGCACATGCAAGCAACACTCCAACTGCCACCTCAACTGGGAAGAAGCCTGCAAGCTCTGGAAGCACAAGTAAGATCATCAGGACAAAACAATTTAAATGTTAGAACAATGGCAAAACAAAGTGTACACACCTGCCTCAAAGGATTCATCAAGTCAGAATCCTTCGGCTACAACATGAAAGGCTACTTCAATTTTGGAGATAGAGAGCTTACAGATCATGAAGTACGCCTCCTGGTAAACTATGGAGTCTCAAAAGGCTATCGCTGCGAAGACGATATTCCAGGAAGCGAAGTAGAGAAAATCCTGAAGGAGCACGAGAACGACAAGATCCTCACCGTTCAAATCAAGAAAGAATGGTTCGACAAAATCGAATCAGGCGAGAAGACCGAGGAATACCGAGAGATAAAGTCATACTGGGTAAGACGTATCTTCAACGTCTCTAAAGGAAAAGTAGGAGCAGATACCATCGCTGTGGCTTTACAGAATAACGTCATCATAAGCAGAAAAGAGTTTTTCAAAGAGTATGGCAAAGCACTACCCCACGTTCTCTTCATCTGTGGCAGAAATAACCAAAGCCCTCGCATCGAAAAGGAGATAGTAAGCATCACCATCGGCAAGCCCCAAAAAGGCTTATGCCCAGACGAATGGCTAGACCAAGAGTTTTTCATCATCAAATTCAAGTAGCGTATGAATGTTAGCATAACAAAAGCAGAGTTCGATGCAATTATATTTTGCAAAGAACAGGTTGTTTCACAAATAGAAGCAGCTTCCGATGAAGATTTTGTCAATGAGGCAAATGAGGCATTTGATAAAATATATTCATTTGAAAAGAAATATTACAAAGCAGTTCAAAAATACAATAATCTGCTGGATGCCAAACAGGCAGTCAAAAAACTGCACCCTGAGCTTCATGGAAGAATGGCGGACAGATTGGTAAAGTTAACAGCGAAACAATTAAATGAAAATTTAAAATAATGAGAAATTTAGTAATTAATTGCAACGTATCGGTTAAAGATAGCTTTGATGAGGAAAAAGTCAAAGATGCTTTTATGAGACTGTTCATAGTTACGGTTAATTCCGATATAAAGATCAATGGATTTCGTATCAATGATATTGATGATTCGGTATTGGAGCAGATTCCACCATTAGCTAAAGAGCATCTTGGCTGGGAAGCACCTGATAGAAGCGAGATTCTTGCCATGGATAAAGATTATGTCTTAATGAGACAAGATACACTTGATAGACTTGTGGATTACACCCACTCACAACCTACCAGTTTATACTGTGGTAAGATGTGGAAAGCAAAATCACAAGAAGACAAGTGGATGTTCTGTTGGTGCAATCATTCTGTTGGAGGATATATAGATATTAATTATCGAGAAGTTTTAATATTCAAGTAATTATGGACAAAGAATTATTCAAGTTAATAGTAGGTCTTATCTTGACTGGTGTTTTCATCTATGCAGTGATAAATCATAGCGATCATATTGATATGAGTAAAACTCATCAGTATCAAGTGATAGATAAACGTGAAACAGTAGGAAGTCACTTTTCTATCTTCAACAAAGGCGTAAGAACAGATTATAACATCGTATTTAAAAGAACAGACAACAGCAGTATATTTTCGTGCAAAGATGTAGAATACGAAGTTTATATTCGCTATCAGTTGAATGGAAAATATGCCATAACAGAAGAAGAAATGCAACGCTTATCAAGAATTTACGATTCTGATTGCTACAAGTAACCCAGTTCGCCACCGTTCCCAGCGATTCTATCGCTGGTCCAAAAAAATATCAATTATGACAAAACAAGAATACGAAGAATTGCGTTCCACCATCGAGTATGTAGGAAAAAGCTACAACTCCATCGAAGAGCTCACCCAGGTCAGAGACCATGTAGAACAAGTAGAAGCATCCAACAACATTGCTATGCTCGAGAGCCCTGTAAAGCTAGCTATATTCATCCGTAGAACAGGCAGTGCAGCAGAAGAGTACATCACCCCGTATCTCGATGCAGAAACAACCCTCTACATCAAAAATGCCATTCTCCGAAGACTCAATGGCCGCATCGCATTCTTCAAAAAAGAGGTAGAAGATATTAATTACACCAAACGTAAAACAAAAAAGAAGTAATTATTATGGAAGTAACAACATTAAAGCAGTACATCGGTACTAAAAAGGTTAAGGCAGAACCTATGGTAAAATTTGCCGCAGTAGCCAAAGGATGGGCAAGAGCATCAAAGGAAGGCGACCAATATGCACCAGGCTACCACGTCCAATACATCAACCCAGATGGCAGCACCTACGATTCCTGGTCTCCTAAGGACGTGTTCGAGAAGTCATACCAGATAGCCGAAGACTTGAAAGATAGCCTCGCCATCGAACTCAAAGAGCTGGAAGTGCATCTTAGAGACTTAATTGACATCATAGAATCTCTCGGCTTCGGCAAAATAGCAGAAGCCTATGGTCCAGATCAGGCAGCATTGATGCTATCCCAGTATCATGGTATGAGCCTCTACCACAATGCCTTGAAATATCGCATTGAGCTGTTGAACGCTGCATCAAACGACAATTCTGATAAGAAGCAGTATCATAAGAATTTTGCTAAGAAGCAGTATCAGAAACAAAATACAGATTTATCAGACAACAAGTAGCATCATGAACAAAGTACAGAATGAAATCTCCAAGATCTCCCACGAAGAGCAGCAGCATCGCCTCGTCAAGAAAGCCATGCAGCACAATCGCCAGCTAGAGCAAGATGGCCGCCACAAGTGGGTACGCATAGGCACAGGAGTCAACAACCTCCACCAGCTATGCGAAGTCGATTCACAAGGCAACCTCCTCCCCAAGGAGCAGCAACGCCTCAGTAAAATCAAGGAAACATTAGGCATAAAGTAGTAACATGAGCGAAAAGTCAGCACTCGCATTCCGCAAACTCGTAGCAGCAATGCGAACCACCGAAAAAGAGTATTGGGCACATCGCGATAGAAAACTCCTCGAACAGTCCATAGAACTCGAAAAGCGGGTAGATGAAATCATCATGAAGGCAGATGGCAGTGACGTTCCACAGAACGACAACGGAACCTTCTTCCTCGAAGTAGCCCAGCTACGTGCAACCACGAAGCAATACTTCCACGAAAAGAAGAACCCAACACCCAATCAGGACACCATCAACCAGCTTTACAAGCAGATCAAGTCCTCAGAAGCCATCATCGACAAGATGATCATCAAGTTCCAGGACCAGCAAGCCCTGAAAGACGGCTACATCATCCAGTACCACGTCATGGAACGCTATTCCCACGCAGAAGTAGCACACTCCATCTACGATTCCACAGATGAACAGCTCGCCAAGATAGAACTCAATGACTATCGCCACCGCTCCACTCGTGGAGTCTTCTACTACATGGCAAAGAAATACGTAAAAGTAAACAAATAGTAGTAACAATTAAATTTTTAAGCATTATGGCAAACAAAACATCAGGCAAGCCTCAGCCAAAAGAGGCACCAAAGGCAGCAGCCAAGTCAAAGGAAACCTTCACAGGCATCGGCAATGGCTCATCCCTCCGTTCACGCACATCCACCTGGTTCGAGTGCAAGGTACGCTACATGAAGACCATGGAAGACGGCTCCGAGAAGACCGTCACCGAACTCTACACCGTAGATGCACTATCCTTCACCGAGGCAGAAGCCAGAATCCTCGAAAAAATGGCAGCCTATGTATCAGGCGAGTTGAAGATAGCCAACATCAACCCAGCCACATATTCCGAGATCTTCTTCTCCAATGTATCAGATGATGATCTCTGGTTCAAGGTCCGCCTCGCCTTCATCACCATCAACGAGAAGACCGAGAAGGAGAAGCGCACCTATCAAACCTATCTCGTGCAGTCAAAGTCCAGCGAGCGTGCCATGCGCTACGTAGATGAAATCATGGGTAAAACCATGATAGACTACGAGTTGAAGAGCCTCAGCGAGACCAATATCTTAGATGTCTTCGAGTATCGCGCCCCATCCAAGCCAAAGGAGCCAGCAGCCTCTAAAAAGGCCTCTGAGGATTCCGGCAAGAAAGCAGAAAAGTAAGTAACCATCATGCGCAATTTGGCTCCAAACAAGCCAAGTTGCGCTATTTATCACAACTTTTCCACCCAAAACGCATAATTTAGCACATTAATTCATTAGTTCAAAGAAACAATAACAAAATTTCAGAAACATGAAAAAGAAAATAAGAAAAATCATCTTCTATCTGCGCATCTGGTTCATCCAGCGCATGGGCTACAAGCTCCCGTCACTCCGAGAAGTCAGCCCAGTCATCCCAGGTCAGCTATACGACCACTTCGGCTACATCGTCCACACCAAGCATCGCACCGCCCAAAGCCAGGGCACCTGCTTCACCGAATTGGGCGAAATCCCAGAAAGATGCCTCTCCTGCGACCTCTACAAGAACAGCATACCATGCACCTTCAACCATCGCATGGCCAACGGCAAGGATATTTGCGATGATTACGAAATAGAAATCATCTGCAAGAACACAGGCAACATCTAACGTCACACATTATTAATAATATAGTATGAAAAAGAAATCAAATCTCAAACTCGATAAGAAGACAGGCCACCTGCTCTCCATTCCTTCCACCAAGGAAGTCCGGGAGAAAGTCAAGGCCGCCAGAGAGCAGCAAGCCGTCACCATCCACGAAACCGAGGCAGAAAAGAACTTCAACAAGGTTCAGAAAGTCATCGACCGCATGCACGCCAAGGCCAAGCTCCCCAACATCCTCACCATGATCCGCAGAAAATACCTGTCCACGGTATGCGTCATTAACAAGCCAGGCAAGCACAGAGAACTCCTCAGCGACAAGAAAGGCCGTTACGTCATGCTCTGCCATGCCAAGATGGCAAAGGTGTTCACCAATAACGTCTGCCTCATCGTCAAGATACAGAACTCCTACCATCGTGAAGAAGACACCCAGAATGCCGAAGGTCAGACCATCCCCGGCAAGGAAGTCTGGCAAGATGGATCCTGGAGCATCGTACCCTGCCGCATCAGCATGAGCAACCACACCACCATCCAGGAAGTCCGCCTCCGCCCATGGTTTTTCCTCCATCGCTACTGGTACGAAATCACCTTCGATGGTCATGTAGAGCCAGCCATGATGCTCCAAGACTACAATCTCAACCCCACAGTCAGCAAACAGCACTTCTGGGTAACTCGTGAATACGTCAAAGTCCGTAATCAGGATGCCGAAAACGATTACTTCCGCTTCTGGCTCCATAAACCTATCGATTATGCAGAACGAACATGAACTCATCATCCTCAATCGTCCACGCTCCTCCAAGCGTGGACTCACCATCCGCACCAATGGGCGCATCATCCTCCGCTCCCAGCCGTGCCAGCTCCTGGGCCTATCCGTAGGCGATAAGATAAGCTTCATCGTCATGGAAAGCCAGATGTATATCGTCAAGTCAGACACCATCCCCGATGGCATACCCCTCTCAGGCAGAGAAGGGCAGCTCCACGGCTGCAGCGTCAATACCATCAGGCAGCTCTTCGTCTATATCACCGATATTCCACCCATGGCCAAGTCAGTAGATTTGATAGTATCAGACCAGCTCACCACCCTCACCATCCATGGCAAGGAGTGCCCGGCATTAACGGTAGTCAACAGAGCAGACTCCAAGCACTGCCATTAGCCCCGGCTAAACGGCAGTGCCAACAACAACAATTATCAATAAATATCAATCATAAAAACAAAAAGAATTATGCAACAGTCAGTAAGATTCAAAGGCCTCAGCCTTACACCCGATGAAATGGCAGTAGAAAACGGAGCACTATCCCTTTGCGGCAACCTAGAGCTGCACGATGGTGCCCTGCGCCCATCCATCCTTACCGGAACACAAATCTCAGAAGCATTGCTAGTAGGCAGTACCAAAAGCATTGCCACCCTCCTCTATATCCACGAAACAGGCAATTACAAGCACTTCATCGCCCTCCAGTCCGATGCAGGAGCCAACACAGGTACAGAAGCCAATACCCCATCCCTCCATTGGTTCGATGAAGACGGCTCCTACATGAACCTCCTCCACACCTTCCCATCCGGAACCACCATCCAGTCCGTCAATTCCGTAGGCAACACCCTCATCATCTGCGCTTCCGATGGCATCCACTATGCCATCTTCCACCCAGATGCCACCTACGGCTCCTACCAGTACCTGGGGCAAAAGCCGCCATTCCTCCAGCTCAGCTTCTCCATCGATACCCAGAATCATTACGAAAACTACGACCTCGGAGGCATCGACAGCAAGAGCAGCAACCACGGCTTCCAGGATTGTTTCCAGCAAACCAGCCTCTCCTGTGCCGAAGCATTCAGCGTAGTAGCCAACGATAGTTTCAGCCTGGGCGAAATCTGTGCCAGCATCAAGGAAGAAAAGCAGTCAGATATAACCCAGAGCATCTACGCCCTGGTCAATCGCACCAACAACCTCATCGCCCGCAACGGCCGCTTCTATGCCAATTTCTTCGTGCGCTATTGCTACCGCATGTTCGATAACACCATGATCATGCACTCCTCCCCGGTCTTCATCCCTGTTCAGGTTCCCGATTCCTATGCCGTAGCCAGTGCCAACCTCACCTTCAATAGTTCCGAAGTCGTGGGCGATACCATCAAAGGCAAGATAAACATCAAGGACGAAGTAGCATTCTCACGCCAGGATGGCGATTTCCAGTCCTACGATATAAAAATCAACAAGGCAGCCTTCTACTATTACCCTCGCAACGTTTCCCTCCTCTATAGCTTAGTGGGCGAAATAGACGAATTGAAGAAGTGGAAAGACGTTATCAAGTCCATCGATGTCTTCATCACGCCACCCATCACCAATGTAGATACATCGCAGAAAATATCCTCACTCGCCATCTACAGCCCAAATTACGGTCTCGGCATCAGCGGCAGGGCAGATCACTACACCTACGCCAACAACCAGGATAAGATAGGTTACGTCCGGGTCAAGTTCCCAACCATATCAGCAGATGTGTACAAGAACAAACTCGCCAACGCCTCATCCTTCTACAAGGTAAGCTCCCTCAATGTCGAAGACCTTAAGGGCTGCAGCAGCACACCCCTTCCGGTAGATAAGCAGGCCATCTACGAAATCACCCTGCAGGAACAGATGAAAGACGATTACAAGTCCCACAACAGCCTCTTCTCATCAGGCAGCTACGTCTATAACCATCGTCTCAATCTCTATGGCATACACGAAAAGCTCTTCTCCGGCTTCAATCGCTACGTCATGTTCCCAAATTCTGAACTATTAAAAGGAGAATCAGGCGTAATCAACTACCATTATCTCATCAATAAGATAGTCACCGTTCTCAACACATCGTCAGGAACCAAATACGTAGAAGCCACCTGCAGCACCAGCGATAAGAATGTAGATGCCTACATGCTCGCCAATCTGGTCAAGTTCTACCCCGATTCCAGAGCCACACAGATGGTAATCTTCGCATTGAGGCAGGAAACCCAGGAGCAAGTCATCTTCTCCTTCCCCCTCACGCCATGCTCCGAAATCAACGGATCCATGCACATGGGCGATTTCACGAAAACAGAAGAGGAGTTCCTCGTCACCTCCTTCCCATACACGGCAGACACCCTGGTAGAACTCCCCAGCAAGCTCTACACCTCCGAGGCAGACAACCCCTTCCACTTCCCCCTCAACGCCATCAACACCGTAGGCATCGGCCATATCCAGGGCATAGCCTCCACCACTCGTGCCCTCAGTCAGGGCCAGTTCGGCCAATACCCCCTCATGGCATTCTCCACCGATGGCATCTGGGCACTCAACGTCTCCGCCTCCGGCACCTACAGCAGCATCCACCCCATCAGCCGTGAAGTCTGCTCCAATCCAGGCAGCATCACCCAACTCGATCAGTCCGTGGCATTCGTCACAAACCGCTCCCTCAGCCGCATAGCCGAGTCACAGGTAGTCTCCATGTCCGATATGCTCGATGGTCCATACTTCAACATCCCAGCCCACCTTGGCAAACTCGCCAACTTCTTTGCCGAAGCCGAAGACGATGCAGAAGATATAAAGACCATCAAGTCCCAGATGCGCCAGCTCATCAACTTCACAGAGCCGCCCATCGACTTCTTCCAGCATTGCAAGATCATCTACGATTACAAGAACTCCCGCATCCTCTGCCTCGATGTCAGCAACAAGGCCAAGTCAGCCTCAGCCGATACGGTAGCCCTCAGCTACAGCATCCGAGACCAGGCATGGAGCACCTTCCTCATCAAAAACGTGCTCACGGCCCTCAACTCCTACCCTCACCCCTACATCCAGTATCGTGACGGCAGAGTCGTGTGCCTAGACCAGGGCTACAACTACACCGACCCCGATGAAACCGAGTATGCCGGAATCCTCGTCACCCGCACCCTAAAGTTCGATGAAGATACCGCCCCCAACGCCATCACCGGGTTCATCCATTCGCTCACCAGCGATGTCACCCCAGTCATGTGGCTCTACGGCAGCCACGACAATCAGAATTGGCACTACCTGGGCCGCACCTCCGCCCCAAGGAGCCATTACCTGAGCAGCAAGAGCTACCGCTACTTCCGCCTAGCCCTCTACCTCTGGCTAGAAAGCAAAGATCAGTACTTCGCCACCCGCCTAGAAGTCATCCGTCGCTTCAACAAGTTCTAGCCAAAGCAAAAAAAAAGAAGAAAAGGAAGAAGAAGAGCAAAGAAGTCCCCCTCTAGCCCCCGTTCCCAGCGATTCCATCGCTGGTCCCCAAATAAAAAGAGCCTTCGCCCAAAAGCGAAGGCCCTTTTCATATCATAACCCTTAAGTAAAGCTAGGTCGTCTCATAGTATAATTATCCCTGCTCAGCAAGTCACTCTGCACATTCTTATAGTCAGCCGTCACGTTAGCCGCATACTTCTGCGCAGCATCCGAATACTGATCCGCCAGAAACTGGCTCATCACATAGTCCACCATATACCTGTGCATGTGGTTTTTCAGCGCATCCGTCACCGCGATATTCCAGTTCGGAATCTCCAGGTTCAGCGTCACGGTCTCATAGATACTCTCCTCACGCTCCTGCCCCTTCTTGTTCACGGTGCTGGTAGTCTCAGTCTCCTCGCCATCAACGATAGTAGTCACCACCTCCGTCCAAGTACCATTACCATTATCCGTGTAGCTAAACCTCTTCACACCCTTCACCAGTCGCTCCAGGTTATTGTTATCCTCCACACGTCCGGTAGTCAGATACCTCTGAGCCGCCACCTTAAGATTACCAATCGCCTCAGTGACGGCACGGTTAATAATACTACGAGTCTCATCAGCATCAGGGCTAGCGATATTCGCCCGGATATCCGCCTGCGCCTCATCCACCAAAGTCTGGCTCACAGCAAAGCATCGGGCAAGCACATCATTACAAACCTCACCCATGCTAAAATCCAATCTCACCAATTTCTTATTCATATAATAACAGTTTAAAATAAAACACTAAACAAAATCCAGGGTCGCCACACCGCCACCCCAGTCAACACGATCCTCATGAAAATGCTGCGACACAAAGTCCCTGTTGCGCTCAGAAGCCAGAACACCACCCCCGGCATCCTTCACTACCCGGTCACCAAATCTCGCTCCAACGCCAGCAGAAGCCTCAGTCTTAGCCTCGCCATCAGCAGCCCTAGCCTCAACGCCAGAAGCAGCCTCAACCTTAGCCTCAGCATCAGCAGCCCTAGCCTCAGTAAAAGAAACGATTTCAACCTTAGCCTCAGCATCAATACCCCTAGCATCAACGCCAAAACCAGCCTCCACCTTAGCCTCGCCATCAGCACCTCTGGCTCCAACACCAGCACCACCCACCACCTTCCTCTCCATATCAGCAACCCTAGCCTCAACACCCCTAGCCTCAGCAATCTCCTTCGAGTCCTCATCCTCATGCCTAGCCACTTCCTTAAAGCAGAAATTCTTCTTAAGCAAAATCTCCTTGATGTCATCAAGATCTTTAACACCCATGCCAGCATAGTCAGTAGTCTTAATATCCGGGAAATCACTCAGCCATCCAGCCACCATAGCATGAGCCAGATAGTTCTGCACCAGGTTCGAGAGCACACCGCTCAGTCTCGGAGGCCAGTTACTCATCGTCCTGATAGAGATAGAAAAGTCATCAGCCTGCGCCTGAAGGTCAAAAAGCCCGCTAGTTTCACTCGTAAACCTCGCCAGGAAGTTCTCCAAGTCAGTTATCGCCTCCCTATAGTGAATATCCAGCACAGGCTCCTCACTGTCACTAGCCCAAATCGTCTGAAAATCCACCTCCGGGTTATGCTTCGCAATAGTGGCAGAAATACCCTCCACCAGTCCCATCACGCTCTTCTTGATAATATTAATTGTAATTGTTTTCATTCTTGAATTTCTTTCTGTGCCACCGCCACACGGCAATAGCAACCATTACCAATACCAGGCCAATAATAGCCCCCATAGCCAATTTTCCCAAAGTCATATACCTCTGCTCATTTCTAGTCAGTTCCCTGCCCAGAACACGGATAGAATCCTCCTGTAGCCTAATCAGCGAATCCTTCTGCAGAACAAGCAGCTGCTGCCTCTCCACCTCCTTATTCACCACATAAAGAGAATCCTCCAGCCTAGTCACCTCCCTCGACTCCTTGTTGGAAATCACCTCATGCCAACTCTCCGTCTTGATAGGCTTCCCAGTGGCATCCACCATGGTCGAAGTACTGTCCTTCGTGTGCCGCGTCTCCCTAACCGAAGACTCCTTCTCCTGCGTCCTTACCTTCGCCATCTGCTCAAAGGCAGCCACAAACCGCTCCTGCCATTCCATCCCCACACCCTTGCTCACGCTGGTGTCCTTAATAAAATGATCCTGCGTCACGGTCTTTGTCTTGCAGCTCGTCAAAAACAGCATCGAGAAGTACGCCAGCCAAACAAACAGATAAAACACCCAATGTCTAGTCTTCATAAGCAAACCAATTAAAAGTTACAAAGCCTTCAAAGCCCTGGCAAGAAACTTCTTCCTGCTCACAAGCCCATTCGTGCCTCCGTTAATCTTCTTCGTAATTCTCACCACATTGTCCGCATCAGCCAGCTCATTAAGCCCATGCGTCTCCCAGAACCACATCGAAACATCCACGCAAAGCTCCGGATTCTCCAGCAGTTCCGGCTTCTCCAATACAGGCTGCATACAGTAAGCCTGATACTTCGAGTAGTTACTTCTTCCGGTCAGCTGAATAAAACCCCTACCCTTATACTTGGCACCATCACCCTTGTGCGTATTACCCAGCATCTTGCCCAGCTCACCCTTCTCATACTTCGCAAAGTAAGAATCCTTGCCAAGCTCATGAGTATAGATCAGTTCACCGCTCTCATGCGCTATCTGCGCCAGAAAGTGCGCCCATCTCAATCGGGTATCAATACCATACTTCTCAGCCAGCTCGTTGAAATAAGGCAGATATTTATCCACCCTGCTTTCAGCATTCGGCATGATCTTCAAAAACTGTTTTCTAGTTATTTCCTTCATTTTCCCCATTTTCTTTATTTTTATATTCCTGATAATTCTTAAAATATGGCAAGTCTTCAATAAACTTAGCCGAAAGAATGTAATACAGGAAATCCACCAGTTTATACCAGGTAGTTCCCTTCTTCAAGATACGCCTCCAGTTCTTCAGGATATTCGTCCCGAAGAAATAAGTCGTAGCCCAGCACACATATTGCACCGCACTCACCGATTTGTCCTCACAGTGAAGCCACCTGCCCAGAACAAAGATGCTCACCACGATCACAAAGAAGATAGCCGCCATCACAAAGCACATGCCAGCCTTCTTCCAGTCCCATTTCTCACCGTTAAACCTGGCAGCCACAAGCCCGAACACAAAGTTCAATCCCAGCAGCAGCAACATCGCATAGATAAAATCCAAGATGGGGCTTAGCATGGCAAGCACCGCCCCCACTGCCATCACAAAATAACTTCTAATATCATTCATACTATTTTTCCAGTTTCGCCCCCACAACATTATGAAGACAATGCAAATTTACACCATCATCCCCAAACCAATTTGATAAATAGCGAAACTTGAAACGAAAAAGAGAATACAAGCCCCATTTTCTGCCTGCATTCTCTTCTTCTGATAGTTTTCTTTTATATATCTCTAGGTCATTATGTAAATTCTACTCCACAAACAATAAACTATTAACTGTAAACCTAATTAAAGTACCCCCAGGCCTTACACGTCCCATAAGGGTTATCATCATCCCTCAGCCAGTTCACGGCAAGATCCACCATCCGGTCCATCATCTGCTCCTCGCTGTCCTCCGGGAACCATTTCTTCATCAGATTATAGTTGTCCGAATAGATCATGTTCAGCACCACGGCAAAATCCCACTGGTTGTATGGCCGAATCTCATCCTTCACAGTCTCATAGATCTCCTGAGTCTTATCCATGGTGTAGTAAGGAGCACGATGCTCTATCCCCTTACTGTCCTCAAACACCATCTTCTTGATTTGCACCTCAGCAAAGAAATCATTAAAGTGGCCGTTGCCCACCACCCCATAAATCTCCTTATAGAGTTCCAGGAGATCATCTTCCTCTGCGTGCTTCACTACAAACTTGCCAATAATCTTAGTCACCTTCGCCATCTGCTCAGGTGTGGCATCAGTCTGATATTTTGTAATAAGTTCCACTAAGTTCATACTATACCTGTTTTTGTGATTTAACAAACTTGAAAATCTCGTCCAACTTGTTTTCCATGTTGTCGAGTCGCTGGTTAGTTCTCTGCTGGTCACGAAACGAAGTGTCCAGTTCCGAGAGAAGTTGATCACAGTCCTTTACGGTCTGCTCGAAATCCGGCATCTTATTGATGATGTCGTTGGCTTGGTTCTTCAATGCGTTCACCTCATTGATGATACTCTCCTTGCTACAGGATATTACAAGGGTGTCGCTGTATGCTGTTTGCTCAGTATCTACAACCGAGTAGATAGACTGCTTGCCATCCTCAGTTTGCACGTTTACTTTCACGTTCCTTGCCCCATAATTCGGCATTCCAGGCATAGCAGCCATTACGTTCTGCTTGCCATTCTCAAAGTCAGGGCATGGATTGGCCGTCACCTTACCTTGTTTAAATTTTCTGCTGGCTCTATCAAATAGATAGATTGGAAATCCAGCCTTCAAATCTCTGAATATCATAATCGTATCGTTTTAAATGGATAATGCGAGGGAAACGATGGCTCATACACCATCCACCATTTCCCTCTATAATGATACTAAGCTGTAGTCAATGCTACGGTCAGACTGTCAAATATGCTTAGGCCTCTAGCCTTTCCGCATACCACATCGTTAGCCTTTTGCGTTCTGCCCACACTGGCGATAGTTACAGCCGTTGGCAGTGCTGTCTGCCCTTGGAAGGCTGCTACCCATCTTTCCGTGTAAATCAAAGGCTGCGCTCTCATCACGTTTCTGTTGCCTATTACAGGCGAAATGATGGAGATAGTTGCCACGATAGGCACAAACACCGTTGTGCCATTCAGGATAGGCTGCTCATAACTGTAGGTTATGCTTGCCTGTGGCTGCACGCTGCCATTCACGCAATAAGGTCTGCAAAGCTTCTCATTGTAAGTAGCTAAGACTGAAACTTGGTTGGCTACCAATGCTGTAGTAGCCAAGCCCACTGGAGAAATCTTGTTCATACCACTACGCTTCTGTTTCATTCTTTACTTTTTTTTACTGATAGCCACCTGCTACACCTGCGCCACATCCGCAACCGCCATTCATCAGATTGGCAAAGTAGATGTTCTGCTGCAACTGAGAGTTCTTAAACTTCAAGTCCTGAATCTCGTTTGCTTGCTCCTGGCTCCAATGGCCATTCAACGTGTCAATGATACGCTGAGTGTTTGAATTGCCAGCATTGATGATGTCACAAGTCTGTCGCTGAGTCTCATAGGCAACATTGCTGAAACCACGCTCAACACCAGTGCTAATGTAGTCAAAGTTACGCTGCATCGCTGATGTCAAGTCACAGAAACCCTTCTGTGTAGAATACTGGATGTCCTTCTGACCCAACTGATTTTCGTAACCCATCTTGATGATGTTCTGCTGCGTCTGGCAGCAGCAATCCTTAAGCGCAATTGTCATCTGCAAGTCACCCTGAGAAATCGCGCTGATTACTCGCTCTGCCGAGAATCCTACCTGACCGCCAAGCTGCTGGATGCCTGCCTGGATGCCACAAATAGAGTTCTGCAAGGCGTTGAAGTCACAGTTCAGATTGCTTGCCAGCATCTTAAGGTCGTTGCCGTTGCCCTGGATGGCTCCCATCAGCAAGTTGCTGTTCTGGTTATCTGCCATCTGGTTGCGCAAACTCTCAATTTGGCTCTGAATCTCTGCACGCTGCACATCTGCGCCATTGTCACGGTTGTTCCAGTTGTCGCCATACATCCACTTCATCACGCCCATCATCATCATGTAGGCAAATGGATTGTTCCACATGTCGGCATCGTCACGGTCTCGCATCATAGCCGCCATTGCCAAAGGATTGTTGTTGTCACGATTTGCCATCGCTCCAAGCAAACCACCCATCATTGCATCGTTGCAACAAGAGGTTGTCTTAATTACTTCTTCTGCCATAATTCCTAAAGAAATAAAAGTTGTACATTCTGTTTATACTCACATGTAATCGATTACGTGTGCAAAGATACGAGGAATTGGCAAGTCCTTTGACAACTCTGTCAAACATTCTTTTAGTGGCTGATTTCCAGAGATTTAAGGTGACATAGACCCATATCAAAAAAGAGAAGCCTCAGCAGCTTCTCTTCTTTAATATTAAATTCCCATTATAATTTTTACTATTTTATATACGATAACAAATAATATCACAAGTAGTATGAGTATTTTCAACCATTTAGGATCATCATCCATATATCCTTTCTTCATCATATATACGAAAGTTAAAATATACAGAACCGTTCCTAGCTTTACAAGAAATATCAAAATGTCCATAGCTATTTTCTTTTAAGTCTTTTCTTGATAAACTCCTTAACATCCCACTTCTTGAAGAAATGAGAATGGTCACCAGCGTTCCCCACGCTTTCCAGCTCCCCATCAGCGATAGCCCTTCTTAGGGTAGATTCGCTGATATGCGCCTCCTTCTTCACCTGCCCGGCAGTCATATAAGGATTCAGCATGAATGGAATCTGTTCACAAAGATTGTCCAAATCATCATCGCTCATTCCGCAAGCCGTAACCTTCTCCCCATTCTTCTGCTGCTCTGCAGCCTTGAAGCAAGCATCGCTCATCGCCTTCAACGCATTTCCCAGGGTCTCATAATTCAACATTTTTTTCATAATTCTCCAATTTTCTCTGATATTCTCCAAAAATCTCTATTATTCTCCTATTATCTCCAGCAATCTCTATGCGAAGAATTTTCTACCCATCTTCGTCTTATTGATAATCATATCAGAAAAGCCATAGAGATAAAACATACCTGTTACAATCATAACAGTATAGCAGGAGTCAACCATATCATTGGTAGTGTACCAGTTCCATTCCACAATATGTGCAGCATTAATGCCGAAGAAATAGAAGAAAGGAATACGATACCACCAGCACAAAAAGAAAAATCTACTAGCCAGAATTGTCACCATCGGAAGAATATAGACCATAAAATAAATGAAGAGATAACATGGCAAATTTTCTTCGTGAGGAACAAACATTTCTTTGGGATGCTGAGAAAAGTCCCAGATACCATAAGCGTGAAAGAACATAAGGCTTATAGGCATATACTTGCAGTACCACCGGAAGAACTTTAAGATTCTTCTGGAATATCTGTTGCCATGCTTCATAAGCATCGCCATAAGTTCAGTAACATCTACGTCCTTTATCAACCGTTGGACTTCGGCTTCTTGTTCTTGTGTCATAGAAAAACCTCCTTTTGTCTATAGTTAATTGTTCATATGTCCTTATAAAATTAAAATCTGTGGCAAAATTACAACTTTTTTGCTCAAACAAATTCATTTTGAGCAAAATTTTAAAGTTAAACTTTACTAATATAACAATCTGTAAGCAACAATCACAAATACATCATATATAAAATAAGGTGTAGCCCCATCAAGAGTTACACCTTATTATATTATATCCACTTGATGACTGTATCACCATGATAACCTTTCTTCCAAACGAACCAAGCATAGCTAACAGCACTGCCTCCTCCGTCCTTCATTCTCTGAAACTCTCCATTCTTGGCGCAAAGCACTCTTCGTGAGAATTGCAGCACATACTGAGGAGGATGCTTGCTAAATAGCTCATCATACCTCTTTTGTCCTTCTAGAAAGGTAGTCTTCAAGAACATGATGCAAAGTCCATCACCAGGAAGAAGCTCCAAGCTGTGCTTGATAAAATCCAGGGCATACTTGTATGGCGGATTGGTGAGGATGCAAGTACAATCGTTCGGCAGTTCGGTAGTTTCCAAGAAATCTCTTACCTTCCCATAGCCTCTGTCCACAAGGTGGGTGGAGATTACTTCATGCCCGAAGTCCATCAGTCGGTCAGATAAGCACCCTGTACCACAAGCACACTCCCAAATCTTACGAGGAAGTTGTATAACTGTCACCAGTTTATCAATGGCTATAGGGTCAGTAGCGTAAAAGTCATTACTCTCACGTTCCTTGTCCGTGTGGTTGGATGCTCCCAAAGTCACGAACATACTCTTTCTATTTCCTGTCCAATCCTTCATAGTTTATTCTCCCAACATTGAGTCTACCATGCCTTCAATGGCTTCATCTGTCATACTTTCCTTGATGGAGGTATCACCGCCAATCGATTTCATCAACATGCCTATCCAAGGATTATCACTTTCCATGGTGGAATGTATCTGCTCCTTGTAGGCGGCATAAAGCTCGCCCGATTCCTTGAACTTCAAAAGGACCGTGCGCAAGGCTTTCACCACGTAGTTATCCATCAGCAAGGGATTGTCCCTTGCCGATGATAGTTTGGTCAGAAGCACTGCCAGTGCTTCATATAATTGTTTCTTCTTCATATTGTCTTGTTCTTTAATTTACAAAGTCGCGACTTGGAATATTACTCCCCATACTTTGGCTCCTCATACACCAAGTTATGTTCATCTACGTAAGCCTTGGCTTCTGAGTATGTATCAAACTCTACTGCGGTAGCATTCACTGATGGGAATACTTCTGCATTGTCACCTTCCTCTGTGAGAGGGAACACCATCTTGGTTCCCTCATGTACTACCTTATACTTCTTTGTTAATTTATTCATATCTTGTTTCCTTTCTTTTTAATGTTAAACTTATGATACCTTATGCAGGAGTGATAGAGACTGTGTAACCCTTGCTCTGCAATGTCTGTACTGCTGCATCTGATGCAGATGTGCGAGTACCAATCAACAAGATTGTCTTATACCAAATTTGTTCACCTAAAAATTTAGCTTCAAGCGTTGCCATATCGTTGAGAAAAGCATCAATCTTATTACACTTACAATTCTCAACTGCTAAGATGTCCGTTCTGTTTTTAATACCTGTCCATGTAAATGTACCAGTAGTATTCTTGTCTGCTTGTACCCATAAAATACTATTTGGCAAAACAGATAAATCACCATAAACTCTTGTGCCAAGTAATTGAAGAGCATTGTAATTAACATTTTTATAAACCGCAATATCACCTGTTACTCCGGTACGATTAATTGATGGAATTTGCGTAAGACTAGTCAATTTACCCAATACCGCAATATCACCTGTTACTTTGGTGGTGTTAAAACTAAGAAATTTAAGACCTGTTAATTTACCAAACACAGCAATATCACCTGTTACCTGGGTGTTATCAATAGTAAGATGCGTAAGACCAGTCAATTTACCCAATACCGCAATATCACCTGTTACTTTGGTGGTGGAAAGGGCTAAAAATGAAATATCTGGAGAATATTTCAGCAAATCAATATCAAAAGAAAGCTTACCCTTATAGCTTTTCCAAGAAGTATTTATATAAGTACCTACTTGTGTTAATGAATATTTTTCAGATACAACAACCTCATAGTCACCATTACTAAAATATACTGTTGTTTCAGTATTAGCAGTAATATTCAGTTCTTTACCTTTATTTTCAGATAAAGTCTCATTAGTAAAGTAACCATCACCAATAATACGAAATTTGGCATCTTTACTATTATTTACAACAAAACGTTGTGAGTCAGCAGTAGGAGACTCCACCTTGCTAACTTTAATACAGAACTCACCAATACGTAACAGAGAGTCATTCTGTACAGAACCATTTAATTTTGTAATCAAACATTTTCCCATAATTATTTCTTTTTAAATTATTTATAATTCCATAAAATATCGCAAAAATCAATTCTCTTTTCTAGCCACATTTTGATTCTTTCCTTTGAATCATACATTCCGTTTGTATAATAGCTACCATCAGTTGTTGGTTTACTTCCTAAACATTCTTTCACACACTTATAATAGTAGTTATTATACCCACCATTACCATAGCAAACAATAGTACCTACACTATAATTTGTTTCTGCGTTATAGGAATTTATAGATTCCAATTCACTCTTTGATAATGGTATGTATGGTTCCCAATGCTCATCAAGATTTGTCGGCTTTCTATATGATGGAGAATTATTCCATTTAGTTACACTCCTTTTTAATGCATCAGTACCTAATCTGTCAAACCAATCATCAACTATTTTGTTTAGATTCTCTTTAGTTATGATACCATTGTCTCTAAGAGTTTTATACATATTTCCAATCTCACTCGCATACAATGACTTTATTACAAAAAGAGGATTTGTTGAATCAGAATCAAAAATCTCCCTAGACAATGATGAAGTCCACAATATGCCATTCCATGCTTTTCCAAGACAAGAATCACAATCATAAATATTATAGCCAACCTTTTTGCCAAAAATGGTTATCTGAGCATTATTATACCATCCGTCCTGATTATAAGTCAATTCACAGAATATGATATATGCTAACAAATTATCAACATCAAAAGATTTCTCTACAATCTTTTTCTTTTCCTCGTTAGTAGATGCAGAGTTCACTTCTGACTTATATGCCTGGCATGCTTCTATAATAGCTTTTGTCTTTGCTGTATTTACCATATCCTTATTGGCTGCATTATAACCTACAGATGCGACTTTAAATGTATCAGTGCCAGTTGTTGCAGCATTTAATTTTGAGAATGTGTATTGCTGACCGGCAACAGTGTCTGTACCAATAAGCTCCCCCATGTGTGTATCAGCATCATATTCTTCGCCATCTACACAAATAAGTTTTTTAGGATTACGTATTTCTGCCTTTATCCAATTAAAACTATCCTCATTAAACATACCTCCAACATTATCTATCAGAATGCTGGTATAGTCTTTTTTGTTCATGGAATAGTTTTTCCTGTTCTTTTTAAGAGACCATATAAAGAGACCATAATACTCACCATTCAGATACACTTCGCAAGGAAATTGTGAAGGCATACATTTGGCTTGTGAAACATCGTTGTCCATATCACCAGTTCCACCTATGAGAACATTATCTGAACTTATGTGAAATCTGTTTGAACGCACATTAAGGAATGAAGTGATTTGCTCACCTATCTCGTAGCAAATTGGCTGTATTGATTTTAATGAATCATTGTAGAAAGCTTTAAGATGGAAACCGTCCTGTGCTACCCAATCACCGAACTTTATTTCAAACTCATTTCCACCCCAATCATCTGAAAACAAATCTATAGCACAAGATTTCATGGGGTCAGCCATAGTGCTGGCACCCTGTGCATTAAGATATGCTTTTATCTTAAAATAGTTTCCTGCAAAATCAAAGAACTCAATATAAGCCTTATCATTAACCAACTTCTTGCTAGGCATTTGATTAACACCAGTAATATTGATTACAGCTTTAGTAGGAATTGGTAATTCCAGAGCAGAATCATGCTTGTCATACCAGTCACTCCAGTCTATTTTACCTTTAGTATCAAAGCCGTTAGCTTTCAGTGCATTTTGAATATTATTCACGCTATTACCTTTGAGGTTGAGATTTGAAACATCAAGATTTGCAATATCCATATCATGCTCATGTTTCTTGCCACTTGAATCACGCCATGAAATTAGCTTTTCGTCTGCATCTGTAACTATCTCCATTCTTTCCTCTGGGTCTTCTAAAGTATCATGAGCATCTGCGACATTAGAATTAATAAGAGATTTTCCTTCCTCCTTATCAACCTTAGCATCAATAGTCTCTGATTTCAAGTTACGAGAATAGTGACTACCATCATTGTAAGTAGCAGACAACACCTTTCCATCTGCATCTTTCTCTACTGCAAGATATTCAGGATTCTCCTGCAAAGAGAAGACATCAAGGAGTTCTTTGAGGTTGGTGTCTATTGTACCTACCTTCTCCTGCAATGACGCAAGGTCTGATTGAAGCTGAGAGATAACTTGCTTCAAGGCATTGACAGCATGGATTTCGCCAATGATTTGTCCGTCTCTTCTGATGCCAAGAACTACTTTATCGTCAGTAGTAACCCAAGCAGCGAAGAACTCTTCATTCTGCTCAACGTGATACATTTCATTGAGAGGATAATATGGCTTACCAGTTGCTCTGTAGAAACCAAACAGAACTCTATTCTCTGAATCAACTACAGCCCAGATAAACTCTTCATTCGAGATTACTCTAAATGGAGTATCTTGAACGTTGCCTTCCTCATCCTTAATCTCTGTATTCTCGGCCAAGTCATCGATACGTTTGCCTGCATTATAGGCAGCGAGAGCATTGGCCACGATTATCCATTTGTCCGTGTTGATAGCATATACCTTGCCATCATCACGTTCCTCTGCTGGCGGATTGCCAACATTATCATCGGCAACACTTTGGAAAGTACTGCCGAACATAGTCACCTGGTTGTCCCGAAAGTATGATGTCGAGGTATCATACTCCCCTCTACACACAGGCAAGCTACCAATAATTGTTTGAATTTCTGCCATATTATTACTATTTTAATCTAATTGATGATTCATTATGATTTTACCAGTCGTCCTGTCTTGCGTACAAGAAGTTATGCGACTAGTATCACTTGTCGTTCCAATGATACGCCCGGTATCTCTGTCAAAGGAAAGAGAGAAAACATTTCTCTTCAAGTCAGTTCTCACTTGGCTGATTTCCTCATGAAGATACTTTATCTGAGCATTGATAGAAGAAATCTCACGCCCAGCATTTTCCTCCAATTTTGCATACTTTGGTGTACCATCCCACCGAATACCCGCAAGAAACACATCATTCGTATCAACCATGGCAAAGATAAACTCTTCGTTCACGATGTATTTGAATGGAGTCTTCTCCAAATTGCCTTCTTCGTCCTGGATGGCATTCAACTTGTTAAGAATAGCCTGGTATTCCAGAAAATGCTCATCATAGGTATCTTCCGCAAAAGAAGTAACATGGTCTTCCGCCACACTACGCATCGCATTTCCAATATAACCTATTGCCGGATTTATTTTTTTTGCCATAATCAATATTTACATTTAGTTTAACTAGCGTGTACACTCACAGTTGTTCCGCTCATATAAACGCCACCACTCTTATACATATAGTAGTCCTTGCCACTGATCACCACAGAAGTAGTAATCATCACAAAAGGAGCACCACCCATGGTGAATGAAGACAACTTTGGCAAAGTCTTAGGCGCAAGAATAATGAAGTTAACCCTATCCTTGTCCGAAGTCTTTTCATACACACCAGTTGCCGAAGTACGAGGCCCCTGCTTATTACCAGCTATCGCCACATCCACCTCAGAAGTACCAAAACCGAAATAAATCGGAAGCACCATCACCACCTTGGCCGTAGCAGACTTAACAAGGTCATCAAGTTTAGCCGTAAGAACCACCGTTGATTCCCCCTCCTTGTTAACCTCAATACTGATGGTATCACTGGCCTTAATGTCAATATCCTTCATCACACCATTAATGGATAATGCCAAAGACGTAGGCGTTATAGCCACATCCTTGCGCTTGATAGAATAGCTAGCCTTAATAGTCTGATCAGTGCCAGTAAACTCCAGCAACGTCTTGTCGAGTGACAAAGAAACCTGTAGAGGAAACACGGTGTTTTGCAGCTCCACAAAATTCTCAGTTACCACCTTCTGCGAAATCACTTTATTCTCAGCCTCACCAAGTTCCTGAACAATGGATTCCTTTCTGGCTTTTGCTTCTGCAGCAATAGCGTCTTTGCGGTCTTGTATCTCAGCACTGATAGATGCCCTTACTTTTACCAGCTCTGCATCAATGGTAGCCGAATCAGCCTTCTTGCCAAGTTCCGCCTTAATTTCCTTTTGGCTATCGCTGATATTCGTCATCAGCTCATCCCAGTAGCTATCCCTCTCCGCATTCACACACCAGGTAGCCCTGTCCGCATTCCAATAATGCGCCCAGCCCTCTATCACCACAAAGTCACCAGCAACACCACCAGTCGGAAACTTCCTGTTCACCTCATAGATGCTGCCAAACTCACCCTTATAGTGCGGGCTGTTTATATCAATATCACTATTAGCCATAATTATATTTCAGATAATTGGTTATACTTCTCGGCCAGATCACTCTCCTTCTTGCTCACAAGAAAGATGGCCACCGCCCGATAAATAAGATACTTCCTGCATTCATCAGCAAGTGCAAGCACTATCTTCTGCCCAGTCACTACATCCTCCTTACCCTCCTCAGTAGAATACACATCCACCAGCTTCTGATAAGGAATATAGGTAAACAGCTCCACCTCGTGGTCATACACACTGCCAGTAGCCTCAGCATGGTTCGCATCATATCGCCCGGCAGTCCAGTACATCAGTACCCGCTTCCCGGTCACAGGCGAATTGGTAATCATGCCCCTCGGTTTCTGAGGCGTACCCCTCGTCCATCTCGAAGCCTGCATCTGCGCCTCCTTGCTATCCGGATCCATCAGCCCAGTCAGCGTGCCCGGCCAGCTTTTCAGCCTCAGTGCCACAAGCCTCAGCCAGTCATCAGGAATCACCAGGCAGCCATGCCCATCAGCAAATTGCGTCTGAATAGCATCATAGTCCTGCGCTCCGTTTACGTTCAGCGAAGTCATCACCCTTTGTGGCAGCAGCATCTGGGCAGGAGCCGTCAGCAGCAGTTGCTGGGCAGCAGTCTCAATAGCCTGCTTCATTTCCTCGTCCGTGTCATTGGTAAAGATGTCGTTCAGATCATCATGCTCCACCTCGTCCAGGGCAATACGCATCCCCATCACAAGGTCACTCATAAGTGCCTCCATAAGCAATCCCCCCTATTAACTATAAACTATTAACTATAAACTAAAAATCAATCACCACACCCAGCTCCTTAGCCTTAGCCCTTACGCTGTCAGGCGATTTCAAGCCCCTGGTGTCAATCTGAAACTCCTTATGCAAGTAGTTCTTAGCCTTCGTGATATTATCGAAGTGAAGCACATTCGCGTCCTTCTCCCTCTCCATATCATCCATCGGCTTTTCAACCACTTCATCAGCCTCATCTTCCGGCTCGCTCCTATCAGCAATCCTGCCCTGCTTAACCAACGGATGTTGTCTGATAGCCTCAGCCACCTGCTTGTCACCAGTCATGTAACTGTACAAGCCCTCACCACAGGCCTCAAACTCCACATTCTTAATCAGTCCGCTAGACAGTACCACCGCAAAGATGAACATGCTGTTTGCTGTAAATCTATACATATCTTATAAATCCTTATAATTGTCAGGGATAGCGAGGCTATCAAGCCTCAACTATCCCATTTGATATATTGTGAAAACTATCAGCGATGAATCAATCTTAAGCAGCCTCCAGAATCTGCTCGTCAGTAACACCATCCTTGGTAAACTTCGGGCGAGATACACGGGCATGAGCATCAGGGAATGTCAATACCCAGCAGCTATACTCCTCCATCACCACACCAGCAGTGTTACGAATCAACAGATCCTTGGCATTAAACTCATTTCTGCTCCACACACCAAACACATACTTATCCAGATAGCGGGAATCAAGGCAGAAGGCTCTACCATCCATACCCCAGGAGTTAAATGCGTCATGACGATAAATCAGAATCTTAGTACCCATACTCTCAAAGGTCTCAAAGTCAAGCTTCCAACCCTGGTAGTCCTTCTCAGTCTGAGTAATAATGCGCTTGTTAGAACGCAAGTTAGCAAAAGCCTGGTAAATCAGGTTATCCACAAAGAGCATCTTGGTTCGGCTGGAGTTACCAGCACCCTTCAGCATGGCAGCAATAAACTGAGTCAGCTCCTTCTCGCTGATCACATACTCATACACCTGCTTCTCAACCTCAGTCGTACCAGAATCAGCAGCAACCTTCACCTTCACTTTCACCGGAACAAACTCGCCATTGTCGTTCTTGGTCATCTTAGGCTCCCAGTGGCCAATCTGCAAATCCTTGCCAGCCTCCCAGAAGATACCGCCCATGGTGTAGGTCAGACCCACATCCTTGCCGCCATCGCTCATAGAACGCACGCCAAACAGTCCGCTTCGCTCCTGGCCATAGCGCATATCGTCCATAGCCATCTTCTCCTGGCGGGTAAAGTCCCACTTCACCTGAGTCTTCGTCATGCGGTTGATAAGAGACTCCTCCACCTGCATGATAAATCGCTGGCAATACTGGAAGCTCTTGTCCGGCATAGTGTAGTAAGAACCAGTCTCCACCTCCTTCTCACCAGCAGCTCTACCCAGGCGCAACAAGACAGTACCTACAGGAATCTCCTCCGGAATATTACGGTTACCACGTCCCTCGCTCTTTCCGCCATTCAGCGCATAGCATACAGGGTTCTTGTCATCATCACCCTTCATCACACGCAATTGCAGAGGAATCAGCGTGCTGCGGGTAGTACCATCACTATTGTAGCCATAGATGCCGTTTACCATGATCACGTCACCATTATCAAAAGCAGATGGATTCTCCACCTTTAAGGTAACAGTAGAACCGTTGGTTGTCTTCGACACCTTCTCTGTCAACTTAGATAAAATAGGACGCTGACCGATAGAATAGTACTCAACCTTCTGGGAATATACAGGAGTCATCTTCTTAGATGCACGCAAAATCTGGTCAATCGGACAACTCTCCAGCTTCATTTCTACCACGGTAGGGTTCACATAGGTCACATAGTAGTCCCAGTTACCCATTTTTTCCTGCTGCTCCTGAGCACCGCCCTGCCACTGAGGACCCTTGCCAGCTACACCCGGACCACTCAAAGGTCCAGTAGTGCCACCGCCACCAGCACCTTCACCAGCACCTTCGGCAATACCCGGAGCCGTTTCCGCCATGGCGTAAGAACTGCCACCACTCAGAATCATGACGAACACCGCCATCATGAAACCAAACCATTTCTTAAATTTTCTCATAATTGTACATTTAAAACTATTAATTATTAACTATAAACTCTTAACTGTAAACTACATACCAACCATGTTGCTGTAAACCTGCTCCGTGCGGCTCTTCTCTCGTGGGGCAACATACTCACCGCCACCACCGTTAACATTAATATTCTTGCCACCGCCACGCTTAGAGTCATGCAACCTCTTCTGCTGGTCTATCGTCTCGTTCTTGCCACGCTTGTAGCCCTTAGCCTCAGCATCAGCCACAGCCTTGTCAAAGTCCTTAATCTGGAACAGGCGCAAAAAGTCTTCCTTCTTCAAGCCATACCGGGCAGCTCGCCAAACAAAGCCATCATCCTCACGGTCTTCACCATCCTCGTTGCGCTTGTACAGCCACTCTATCAAGTCCTTGATAGCCTCAGGCTTCATCTTCGCCTCCTTCAAGGCAGCATCCAGTTCCGCATCCTCCTCTACCATAGCCTTCGAAAGCCTCTCCTCACCTTCGGCAAGTTTCTTGCTCGCCTCCAGTTTGGCCTTCTCGCTTTTCTCCAGCCGCTTTCTGGCCTCAGCGTCACCATTGCACGCATCCACGAAGTCCTGACCCATAGCATCAATCAGGTAACCCACAAAGCTAAAGTCACTGCCATCCTCGTTCTTCTTAGTAGCGAGTCCGGTAATCAGCCCCGGTGCCTGAGGATAATCTTTCAGCATGTTGTTGAAATCATCCCTTCTCTGCTTATCCTGGTCAAAATGGTCATAATCGTCCGATAACCTGCCATAAACGGCATCTTCATCGTCCATATTCAAGTCTGGATAACGACTAGACAACCGCTCTCGAAAAGAATCTCTCTTCGACTTAACCTCCTCATTATTAGATGTTTTCTTGCTCATATTCAAACATATTTAATATTTGTGTGCTAAATTAACAAAAAAATCGCATTACTTTTTGATAAATTCACCAACTCGTTATATTAATTTTGCTAGCATGAAGCATGTAAATTCTATATCCCAAATTAAGATTGATAGAGATCGCGAGATCATACGGCTCTATCAAGAAGCAAAGCGGGTGGTCCAGTGGCCAACCACTATGGCCAAGATATGCGACTATGTTTCCCAGATGCCCACTCCTTGCTATTATATCTCTTTTGATGCAGCCTATAGCTATGTAAGAAAAAGACTAAAAGGTATAATACCGAAATATAGCAAATATCGGCATCAGAAAAAAACATTGCTCGAATCCTTCTATAACGATTTCCTCTTAACGGCAGAGCATGAGCGATCGCAAGGCAGCAAGAAAAGCGTATATCTTCTAGTAGAAATCACCTTGCAGCGTCCAGCACCATGTCTTGGCCTTAAGGCTAACTACATCCAGAAAATCATATCCACCCACGTGCGGACCCTCAACTCACCATTCATCACCAAATAAAATACTCACTCCTATGCGTACATTATATATCACACTCATCATCCTATGCCTCATGGCATTCATCATTCCGTTCCATGCCATGCTGGCCGTATCGCCATCATCGCCCCTCTATACCCACTTCGTCTATATGTTCGGGCATGCCAACTTCATCCACTGGGCAGTCAACGCCTGGTGTCTCCTCATGCTTCATCGCCAGTTCCGTCCCCATCGTCTCCTGGCCTCATGGCTCGCATCAGCCGCCCTGTCCTTCATCTACTATCCGTCACTCCCGGTCCTAGGCATATCAGTCATCATATCCTTCTTCATGGGTTCCACGGCTCCCTGGCTCTATCGCTTCAAGCGTTTAGCATTCTGGCAGATGATCATCCTCCTCTTCCTCGGCTGCCTCCTCCCCCACATAGCAGGCGTGTACCACCTCATCCTCTTCGTCCTCGGCTTCATCTACGCCAAGGCCGAAAGATTCCTGCACAACGCCAGCAAGCTCCACATCTAAGAAGCCATAAGCAGCCAGCCCACACCACAATGTGGAAAATCACAAGCAGCCAGCCCACGCCATATAATATAATGTGGCAAATCATAAAGTTCAAATCTCAAAGTTCAAAGTAAAAAATGCCAGTAGCAAAGTCTTCATTAAAGGTACAGCCTCAGCAGCAAATCTCCGATAAGAAGCTCAAAGAGATTCTTGCCGAAGATACGAGGAGATTGAAAAGTCTCTTCGCTACCTATCGTCCCATTACTGGAGAAAACGCCCCTGGCCTACGCTTCGAACTTCAAATGCCAGATTTCCTGCAAGGCAAGAAACTCTACCTCCCGGTAGAAATGTTGAAGGAAAAGAAGTTCTGCGCCATCATCAAGTGCGGTTCCATCCAAGCCTTCATCGAGAAGTACATGGCCGACTACGACCCAGCCAAGGCACGTGATGCCATCTTCCGCTACCTCATCCGCCTCCGCTGCAAGCACGATTTCTATTTCTTCGCATACGCCTACGCCCGCATCAAGAACAAAGATGGAGGCGATGATATACCATTCCTCCTACGCAACGCCCAGGTCAAGCTCGTCAAGGTGTTCGAACGCCTGCGCCTGCATAGCCAGTTCCACTACATCCGAGTCATCCTGCTGAAATGCCGACAGTGGGGTGGATCCACAGCCACAGATATATATATGGCATGGCTGCAGATCTTCTGGAAAACCAACTGGAATAGCAACATCGTGGGTCACCAGTCATCATCAGCCACCCAGGTATTCGATATGTACGAGAAGCTAATCAACGCCATCCCTACATGGCTCTTCTACGACATAGGCGTACCATTCAAGAACGACCCTCGCAAAATCAAGACCTCAGGAACCATACAGAACATCAAGTATCTCATCCCTCGCGATTGCAAGATACAGACTGGTTCAGCCCGAAACCCAGAGTCCTGCCGTTCCGGTGATGCTGCCCTCGCCCATATCACCGAGGAAGCCTTCTTCCCGAACACCACAGAGTGGACCCCGGCAAAGGTTATCAAGGCTGCATCATCATCTATCCAGCCAGATGCTCTAACCTTCATCGTCCGAGAGTCAACGCCTAACGGACGAGAAAACGAGTTCCACGATGCCTGGGTTAAAGCCAAGTCCGTAGATAAGGACGGCAAGCCAATGTCTGCCTACGTCCCAGTCTTCGTGGCATGGTTCGAAATCGAGAAATATGTACTCCCATTCGCCTCAGAAGACGAGCGTGCCGACTTCGCCATCTGGCTTTGGAAAAACCGCTTCGATGAGCAGGGTCACGGCAAGTACTACTGGTGGCTCTACGAAAAGGGAGCATCCTTCGAAGGAATCCACTGGTACATCGAGAAATCAAAGGAATACGAAACCCTTGATGATATGCGTCAGGAGTTCCCTAGCGATGATATTGAAGCATTCCTCTTCTCCGGCACCACAGTCTTCGATGCATACAAGCTCAACATCATGGAAGACGATTGCAAAGGCATCAACCCTATCATGGTAGGCGATATAGAAGGCGATTCCTACGATGCATCCGATCCAGCCTGCATGGAGAACATCCGCTTCGTAGAACGTGCTGGTGGACCGCTCAAAGTCTGGGCTGGTCCCGACAACTCCGAGAACGTCACCCACCGCTACATCGTCGCCTGCGATATTGGTGGCTCTCATAAAACCTCCGACTTCTCAGATATAGTAGTCCTCGACCGCTACGATGAAATCTACGGAGGCGTACCCGAAGTTGTAGCAGAATGGCATGGCCACTGCGATGCCGATCAGTTAGCCATGCGCTGCGCCCAGATAGCCCACATCTACAACGATGCCTTTCTGGTCATAGAGAACAACACCGCCTACTCCCGCATGAACAATACCGAAGGCAACCAGTCAGAGCTGTTCTTCCCTATCCTTCTCCCACTCTACAGAAACCTCTACAACTCTTCCCACAGCAAGTTGCAGAAGAAGAAGTCCAAGGAGTTGAAATGGGGATTCAACACCAACAAGAACACCAAGGTAGCAGTAATCAAGACCATGGCAAGAATCATCCGAGACCAGGGTTACATGGAGCGAGAGCCAGCCGCCATAGACGAGTGCACCTACTACCTCTACTACCAGCAGAACGACTGCTACGGAGCCGTAGCCGGGAAGCACGATGACCGAGTGATGGCCAGAGCCATAGCCCTCTACGTAGAGAAGGATATGCCAGCCCCCGAAATCCTCCCATTCCGCACCAAGGCCGAAATAGAGCGAGAACGCCTCCGCAATCGCCCACCATCCGTAGCCGAGTTAGCAGGCATAGGAGGCAGCTAGCCCCTCGCCCCCTCTGGCCCCCGTTCCCAGCGATTCCATCGCTGGTTCCCCAAAAATAAGTATCAATTAAAAAATAAAGAAAAAAAATGAAAAATCAGTACAAAAAAACCATGCGTCAGTTGCTAGTAAGCATCTACACGCCAATTATCACTCGCATCGAGCTTCTTCGTTCCACCCGCATGTGGCAGAAAGGCATAAAAGCCACCCTGTCCAAATACAAGGAAGGCGGAGCCCCCCGCTTCTACATGCTCTACGACCAGTCCCACAAAGATTGGGCCATCATGACCTACGACCCCAACCGCAAGCAGCTCCTCTCCTATCGTCGTCTAGTCCAGCTAGGCAAGTGGAAAGCCACAGGCTACTTCCACAACGTAGAAGAGATCAAGGCCGCCTCCTACTACTACACCCCATCCAAGTGGGGCGCAATAGGTTGCGATGCCGATAACAAAGTACGAGCAAACAAGCTCCGTCAGTGGCAGTCCTACTACATGTGGCGAGTTTCCGTCCCAATGCAGAAACTTCGCGCCTACAAAAAGAAATACGGCCTCCACTAGAGAGCAAAGAACAATAAAGAACAAAGTAGAACAATAAAGAACAGAATAGAACAAAAAGAGGAGACTTCCCAGCCTCCTCTTTCCAAAACATAATCATGATCTTTAAAACAAACAATCAAAAGAAATCACGAATAACCTAAAAACCAATTAACTAATAATCTGTAAACTAACTAAAACTTACAATATTATGAACCTTAAATTCAAAACCATTAATCTATTAAGAAGCCGAAGGCAAATTAGCCAAGTCATCCAGTCCGCTACCCGAATCCTTCAAGTGAGCAGCACTGTTCCCCGAACCGCCCTGCTGTCCAACACCCGAAGAAGTAGGCACCTGCCCGGCAGCAGCCATCTGCGCCTCCATAGCCTCCCTTTGCTCCATCTTCTCCTTCAAATACTTACGTATTCTGTAAGTACCTGGGAACTTGCCATTCGTCAGCATAGTGTAAGCATCAATATCGCCATCCTTCTTCAACTGCCAGAGCAGATCCACTATCTGATCCCTAATCGTAGCCGAGTAGCTATCCAAGTCCATGGCCACATCCAGGTCCATATCGCGCATAGTCTCCGGATTGAAGTAAGTCCGGTAATCATCACCCACCAGCTTCACGCTGTCATGCTCATTGCAGAACTCCTGAATCAGGTACGTCTTCAATTTCGCCTCCCTCAGTTTAAAGCAGTTAAAGCTCTCCACAAAGTCAGTCACCGAAGTAGAAGCCGATTCCCTCTCCAGCTGATACTGCTTACCGCTCGTGTTCCTGTGCACACCCTGCAAAGCACCCTGCACACCACTACCCTCAGCGGCCATCGTCTTCGCAAAATTGATCATGAACTCCACACCAGCAGGAATACTCTTATTCATAAGCACCTCAGGCTTCTCACCGCCCTTACTGCTATCCCAGTGATATTCACCGTTCGTCTTATTATAGTTTCTCCTATTCTCTTCCGGAGAAACCTTGTCGCTCACAGAAGCATCATCAACAAGCAATGTACCCTTGGCACCATTCGCCACCACGAAGTTAATCATCATCATATAATGATTCAGCGTGCGCTGGTTGTTCTCCATTCTCATGATCAAGCTCTTCACCTCACCCTGTAAACAAGGATAAGCCAGAAAACTGTAAGGCTGAATACTGCATCTGTAGCCATCCCTCAGCACAAAGTAAGGCGATTCCCTGGCATCCAGCAAGTAGCCGTTCGGAGTAATATATCTGCGATACCAGAAGGTTTCCATCTGCGGCTCATACTCTATCAGGTTCAGCTCATCCGGATCCACATAATACATTTCCTCCCCATTCTCATCAAGAATAGGCAAGCCGTTTTCGTCCATCATCACGTTGGCACGCTTCCTGCTCTCGTTCTCCGCATCCAGCTCAGCCTGCACGCCCATAGGCATAAATCCGGCATCACTCTTATCCCAGTCATGTACCCAGAGCGATTGTCTAGACTCCATAGTCCAAACCTCAATCACCCTATACTTACCCTGTATCGAAGAATGCAGAAAGTCATCCAGTCCGGTCAGCTGCGCCTCACCAGTAGCCTGGTAGCCCTGTTCTGGCGAGTAGTGCGTCTGAGTCTGCAGATATATCTCGTTGAGCTGCTGCGCCTGCCCATCACTGCCATCCGTAAACTTCGCAAGAATCTCACGCCAGGTAAGATCATGCCCAATACCAAAAATCTCAATATCGCTCAAATCCGGCTTAAAGAACGGAGGCACGGCAAGTTTGAAAATATCCACCTTGTCATTGAAGATAGCCTCTCTGCCATTCCTTCTGTCCCATACGGTACTCATACCAATAAAACCATACACACAGAACTCATAAAAGAGTCGCGCATCCATTTCCTGACGGTTATTGTTATTGTCGTTCTGCCTCAGATACTCATTGAAGAAACTGATATAGTCCTCCTCATTCGGATCCACGGCAGTACAACTGGCAGTAGCCCTTTGCTGGCGAACCAAGCCCACGAGCGAAATCAACTTATCCGAAATCACATCATATTCCAATATAGGCATACCCTGCAATTCCATATATTCACGAATAGTAATCTTCCGTCCGTTCCACTCAATCTTCTCCTCCAGCTGCCTGCCCATCACGAAATCCTGCGCTCGCTTCCACTTCTTCCTCAACTCCGACATATTGTCGTAGTAGTGGGATAGCCACTGCAATAGCTTAAGAGTAGAATCACTCACCCTAAATTTCTGAGTACTTACTCCATCAAGCGAATTTGGCCCAGCCTCAGCATAGTTCGTAATATCATTTATAACCGTATGATTTGCCATATTCCGAAATTTTTCTCCAAAAATACCCCTTTTTCGCCTAACATCTTTGATAAATTGTACAATTTATCAAACATTCCTCGCTTTTTTAATGTATTTTTGCACCGAAGTTCATTTTAAAAACGTTTTTATCATGAGTAAGTCAATCAATGTACACGAAGCATGCATCATCACAAAAGATGATAAAGGCAACCTCTCAATGGTAGGTAAGGCAAAAGAAGCCCTCACCTCCTTGCAGAAAAATAAAGTCTCCGTCCACATCCTTCTCTGTCAAAGCAAGAAGGAAGACGTAGAAAAGTTTCTCACCGATAATAATGTTCCTTTCGCCTCCATCCTCACAAAAGAAGAGGCAAAGGAAGAAAATAGCGATAAGAAGGCAGAAACACCAGTAACCGTAGTTCCAAGCTCCCAGTTCGTCACCCTCGATGGCGATTGGCAGTGGTGTCTCGACCGCATCGTCCAGCGTCTCTGGGGCAAAAAGGAAAAAGAAGCCCCAAAAAGCGAACAGGCAAGAATGGACGAAGCCATGCAGAATTACATCGAGTGGTCAAAGCCTAAAAAGGCAGCCAACGGTTCCATCATGAACGGCTAACATCGCTCCAAAATCTTCAAGGAATTTGAGTTTTTTCTTCATGTTAAAAGTTTACTAATATTTTATTTGGATAATAGATTTTACACAAAAACTATCAAAGGGACCCGCTGTGAAGCGAGTCCCTTTTTCTTATTAATTCAAGTTTCGCCCCACACGCCCTGAAAGGGCAGAAGCTCCTAGCCCAGGGCAACGCCCTGGGTAATTACGGACGCAAGCCTGTCGCCCTGTAAGGGCAAAAGCTTTCAAGTACCAAGCAATATACAAAGCTTTTGCCCTTTCAGGGCGCCTTGCTGATTACTTTTATACCCAGGGCGTTGCCCTGGGCTAGGAGCTTCTGCCCTTTCAGGGCGTGTGGAGCCTACTT